GAAGCAATACTACAAGCTGAACTAGGAAAGGCTGACTTCCTCAAGAGCTTGTATTCAGGAGCCGTTGGGCAAGGTGGCGGTGGTAGTAGTGGTGGTGGTTGGTTCGACACTATTATTGATACAATATTTGGATCATAGAGGAATAACTAATGGCAAAATTAAGTCAATTTGCTCAAAAGTCTTTAAGGGATTCTTTTAAAGACGCATCCGGAATGTTAACAGGATTTGGTCAAGGAATACCTCCTGTTCAATCTGCACAGCAGTTTAATACTGGTGGTGGTATAGGAGGAGGTTTAGGTAAATCCGTTAGGAATATAGCTGGTATTTTAACTGGTAGAGATTTTAGTACTGACGAAGAAATAGAAAAAGAAAAACTTCAAGAAATAATAGATACTTACGGAGTAGATAGTCCTCAATATAGAACAGTAATTTTACAAAAATTAGCTAAAACTGATCCTATGAGAGCTATGGAATTAGCGACTATAAATAGAGAATTAAATTTAAAAGATCAACAACGTCAAAATCAACAAGTAAAAAGTACAGGATTTAGTGTTTTAGATAAACAATTAAAAGAAGCAGATAAAAGTAAATTTTTAGATCCTGAATTTAGAAAACTATTAAGTGATAACGCTAAAAATTTTGGTATTAGTCCAGCAGAATTAAATGAATTATTATCCAAAGAAATTAAAATAAGAAACGATCTTTTAGGAACTGGAGCTACTGCAACAGACAGTATTCAAGAATATAATTTAGCTAAAAAAGAAGGGTACGTTGGAACTTTTACTGATTATTTACAGAACATAGAAGGTAAAAATAAAAAAGCTGACAGTAAAAGAGAAACAGCAAAAGATGCTAGAGGAATTTTAAGATATGTTGACACTAAAGAACCAGTTTTTCCGGATGCAGCAAACATAATTATTTCTAATGAAATAGCAGAAAAAGCAAGTGAAAGAGAAGCTAAAACAGTAGCAGCAGCAGCAGTAAGAGAAAGTAAATTTTCTAACAGAGAACAATTAGCTAAGCTAGTTGAAAGTGGAGGAGTATCTCCAGAAGAAGCTTATAAACAACTGCAACTTTCACCGGAAATTATAGATTTAAATGTTGAATTAAACAAAGAAGCTTTAAAGAACCGTGATATAATTTTCCAACAAACTGAACTTTTAGCACAGTACAATAAAAACGTACCACCTGTAGGGGAAATATCGGCTCAAGCTACAAAAGCAAAAGAATGGTTTGAAGGAACAGGGATAGAGCAACTTCCTAAATATAATTTAGAAGCTGTTAGGGTAAACACAGCTAATGCGATGTTACCCCCCGGACCAGCAACCGACACAGACGTAGAAAGAGTAGACGGAACAATACCTTCTGCTACCTCTCAACCAGCAGTAATAAGAGAATGGTTACTGTCTAATATGAGAATGGCAGCGTTAGTAGCAGCTAATAAGGAAGCTCAAGCTGAGTGGGCTGTAAATAATAGAGGTAACATGACAGGCTTTAATAAAAGCTGGCATGAACAAGTAGATAGTGTTGACAAAGTAAATGCTATTTATAAAAAATTTAAAGTGCCTTCAAATGCAAATTTTCTCAGGAAAGAAGTAAAATACTAGGATAAATAAAATGGCTCAATATTTAGAATTAGATAGTGGAACAATTTATCGTGATGTTCCTGATGGTGTTTCTGAAGAAGAACTAATTCAAAGACTTGAAAAAGATTTAGAAGTAGTCCCTGACAATATTTTAGGATTACTTAAACCTCAAATTGAAGAAAAAAAAGAAAATCAATTACAAGATCTTATGTTTTTTGAAGAAGATCCAGATACTTGGGCTGATTGGGTTAATACAGGGTTTGAAATAGGACCAGCTTTAGCTGCTGGAAGTGCAGGAGTACAAAGAGGAGCTTCCCTTGCTTCGCAAATTCCTGTTCCACATCCTTTATTAAAAGGAATAATAACAGGAGTAGGAGGAGTAATTGGAGGAGCTTCAGCTACTGTTCCTTTAGTTTTTGCAGGAAAATATGTAGGAGAAAACGTAGAAGCTTTAATTGAAGGAAGAGAATATGATCCTAAAGCAGCTTTTAGTGCAGCTTTAGACGCAGCACAAACAGACGCTATTGCACAGGCAGTTTTTGGAACAACTTTTCCAATAATTACTAGATCGGCTGGAGCTTTAAAAAATAAATTAACAGGTAAAATTAATTTATCTCCAGAACAAGTAAAGAGAGTAATTAAATTACAGAGACACTTAAAAGAATACGGAACGAGTTTACTTCCTTCTCAAATTGCACCTGATTCTTGGTTTGCTAAATTTACTACTGATTTAGCTGCTGTTTCAGAATTAACACAAGTTACTGTTGATAGGTATTTAAAAAGCTACCATGATTACATGGGAAATCAAATAAACAGATTAATTCTTGATTACAAAGGAGCTTCAGATTCTCCAACAGGACAAGGAAAAGTCCTACAAACTTTAATAGGACAGACAGATCAGGCTCTTTCTGCTTTAGTTTCACCAATATATAGATCAATAAAAGAAAAAAGCCCAAATGTAGTCATTAAAGCAAAAGATAAAGCTACGGAAGCTGCTAACGAATTAAAAGAATTAAGAAGAGGAGAAGTAGTAAATTCTAAAACAGGAGAAACTGAAATTACTGCTGAATTTTTAGGAAAAGAAAAACAAGCGGTAAACTATTTAGATTCTTTACCTTCAGAATTAGATTTTTGGGAAGCGCATCAAAGACTTTCAGCAGTTAAAAAACAAATTAATGATATAAATGTATCTACAAATAAAGATACTAACGCTGCTGATGCTTGGGGGAGAGTTAAAACTATTCTTGAAGAATCTATGGAAGAAGCTTCTACAAAATTATCTCCAGACCTTCAAAAAGAGTACAAAAAAGTAACTAAAATGTACAGAGAAGGTAAAAAAGTTGTTAGTAAAGAATATTTTGAACAAGCTTTAAAAGTTTTAGAACCTTCTAAAATTGGAGCTATGTTAACTCAACCCGGATATGTAGAAGGTTTAAAAGACGTTAAAGAATTAACTGATCTTGCAAGACAATATTATAAAGATCTTCCTAAAGATTCAGAATTTAGAAAAGATTTAAATATTTTAGATCCGTTACAGGAAATAAGAAAAGGATATTTACAGCAAAGTTTAAAATTCGCTACTGATGAAGGAACTCAAACTTCTTTACAGCAATTTAGAAAAAATTTAAGCGATACTAAATTTAGAGAAACTTTTGATGCTTTATTTGCTGGAACAGCCACTTCTAAAAAAATAGATAATCTTTTAGAAGAATTAGCTATTTTAGAAAGAGGGGGAACTATGGGAGGAGCAGGATTTTCTTTAGCAATAAGATCAGGAGAATTGTCTCCAATTCATAATCCTAGTATTTTTAATATTATTAAAGGATTTATTCCCGGTACTTTATCTAAAAAAGCTATTTCCGAAGAAACTGTTAATAAAATGATAAACAATATTAAAATAGTTTCTTATTACGAAAGCAGGGGATTAAAAGTACCTTCTAAAATAGAACAAAAAATGATAAAAGAAATGACTTTATCAGGAAAAGCTGGTTTAATTACTGGAGGTGCTGCATTTGAAGAAAGACCTATGCCTACTAACTTAAAAGCTTCTCCCTCTTCTTTAGAAGGTATGCTTACTGGACGGTAACTCCGTCTTTTAATAGCTTAACCTCCCCTACCCCCATGAAAATCCTATCTGGTGTACAAGCACTAGCGGTTTCCTGCACGTTGACTTTAGGGTTAATAACGCTTGACATTAATAAATTGTCTTCCACTTACATTAGTTCAACACTCCAGCTACCTAATATAATTACAACACCAACTAACAAAACCTTGACAAACCAGTTTAGTGAGCGTCTGGTCAAAGGCTTTGGTGTTAAACCGGAAGTAGCGTCTGAGTTCTCAGGTTGGATACTGGAAGCTTCAGAACGACAAAAGATACATCCGGATATTTTAGCTAGTCTTTTAATCACTGAAAGCTCCTTTAGAAAACATGTAGTGTCTCATGTTGGTGCGGTTGGTCCTGCACAGGTTAGGCCTGAGTATTGGTCTGAGTACTGTGGTATGACGGAAGCCCTCCTAAGCGATCCTAAGGCCAATATAAATTGTGGAGCGATGGTACTGGCCTACTTCAAGGATCGTTGCTTAGGGAGCCTCCAGTGCGCTCTGAAAGCCTATAATGTTGGACTGTACAATCAACATCTAAAGGCAGCGCACAGATACATTACAAAGATAAAAAAGTACTTAGCTAGTCTTCTGTGTTACCCCCATTTTTCCCCTGCTGAGAATCATCCACCTCACAGTATTCCAGTGCGCTTAGTAGATCGCCAAACTCCCCAATGTACTTTAACTCTTCTTTAACAGCGTCAGTAAAGGAAGTGTGATCCGGGAGGGCGGTAGGATTTTTAAGCATTACCTCCACGTTCATCCTATGTTTCTCAAGTCCTGACAAAATCTCATTGCGTAGTGCCTTGATAATGTCGTCCCTAAAGGTAGAACCGTTACCGTTTAGTCTGGTTACGTTACTCATTCCGCTACCACCTCCATAAAGTTTACTTTGTCCATGTTACCCCTGAGTCCTGCCTTCATGTAGGACGTAGATCTACCTTCAAAGAAGTTCTGGTGTTCCACTCCCAACACTGTGTCAAGCCACTCCAGAGGATTGTCCTTAACCTTGTAGTTAGGTTTCAGTCCTAACTGTAGCAGCCTTCTGTCCGCTATGTACCTGATGTACTGCTGCATTTCCCTCTTGGTCAAGCCTTCTATGTCCCCCAACTCAAACACTAAGTTAAGAAATCTATCCTCTAGGTCAACCATGTCCCTACAGGCTTGATAGATTTCCTTCTTAAAGTCGTCAGTCCAGAGGTCTATGTTTTCCTGTATGTACTCCCTGAATAACCTAGTCATGGCTTCTACGTGTAAAGACTCATCACGTATGCTGTACGTTATTATCTGGCCCATGCCCTTCATACGTCCAAATCTAGGGAAGTTAAGCAGGATGATAAAGCTAGAGAATAACTGTAGACCCTCAGTAAACCCAGAGTAAACAGCCAGAGCCTTGGCTATGCTTTTCCTGTCCCTGTTGGACACTTTAATGTTGTTAACGTACTCATGCTTGTCTGCCATGGAAGTGTACTCTGAGAAAGCCTTGTACTCAATCTCAGGCATACCTACAGTGTCCAATAGCAAACTGTAGGCGTGTTGGTGTATGGACTCCATGTTGTTAAACGCACCCATCATCATACGTGCTTCTGGCTTTTTAAAGATACGCATGTAGCGATCCACATAGCCAGAGCTAACGTCCACGTCGGACTGAGTAAACAATCTGAAGATTTGAGTCAACAAGTTCTTCTCATGTTCCTCTAAGTCCTGCCAGTCCTTAACGTCGTTGTGTAGTGGTACGTCCTCAGGAAACCAGTGCATTTGGTTCTGCTGCACGTAGTAGTCAAACATCCAAGGATGGTCAAAAGGTTTGTAGTAGTCCCTAGTTCCAGTTAAGCTCAATTTATTTTCTCCTCCCTTATTCTAAAGATTAATGTCGTAAGGACTAAGATTATCAAAGTGAGTTCTCCACCCTGTAGAATCTATTAGCTCATAGTTATTTGACACTAACTCATCGTAACTGACAAACTCCTTGGTTTCGCTTATGTAGTACTTAGCGTCTTTAATGCTCATAGTAATGCTCCTAATTTACTATTGATTTCCCACAGGAGATAAGCGACTAAACCTAACTCCGCTGCAAGTATAGTATGATACCAAACCCATCTGGCTTTGTATATCCTTAGTTCCAATCTTTTTTCTTCTTCCAACATTTCGTACCTATGCACCACTTCCCTTAGTTTATGTTCAAATATCTTATCCTTCACAGGCCAAACACTCCACGTCCTCTAGGTTAATTCTTGGTATTTTTATGTTGACATTCTCAGAGTTCCTAGCTGCGTTGGATCTTAGGTAGTACATGGACTTTAATCTTCTTGCACCAATCCAGTGCACATTATTAACGTACTCTAGGTATTCGTCATGTACCTCCTGTGGTTCTGTAGCCTTAGGAGGAGCAAAGAACAGGTTAACTGACTGACTCTGACAAATGTACTTCTGTCTGTGGTGTGCATGTTCAATGACCCACAACTGGTTTATCTCAGGAGCAGTCTTAAATACCTCCTTCTCTTCTTCGCTGAGTCCCTCAATATTCTGTACAGAGCCTTCAGCAGCCGCAATGTCCTTCCAAGTTTTTTCATTGTCTAATCCTTTCTCTTGAAGAAGAGCTTGGAGATACTTGTTCCTGACTTGGTAGCTTCCGGTAAGAGTCTTGTGCGTAAAAACATTAGCACGTTGCGGCTCAATACTAGGAGAAGTCTGACCACAAATAATGCTAGAAGAAGCATTAGGAGCAACAGCGAGAAGACAACTATTACGACGATTAGAACCCACCATATCAGGAGACTCCCCACGGCTTTGAGCCAGAGCTTCACTAGCTGCTGTGGCTCTCTCCTTAATATGAGAAAACGATCTGTTGTTAAAACTTGAGGCGTACATTCCCTCAAAAGGAATTCCGTTGCGCTGTAGATAAGCGTGAAACCCCATCGCGCCAAGTCCAACAGCGCGTTCTCTGTAAGCTGAATAAGCTGACTTAGCAAACCCTTTAGCGGATTCTTTAACATAGCTGCTAAACCTCTCAAAGTTCATATTGTTGGTTTTAAGCCTACTAGTGTCTCCTACTGCATGACCAATAAAATGCTCCAGTACGTTGTCCAGCATGGTTATAAGGTCACTAATAAACAGTTCTTCGTCCTTCCATTCGTCAAAGTATTCTAGGTTAACACTTGACAAGCAACAAACAGCAGTTCTCTCTTCGTTGGTAGGTAAGGTTATTTCTGAACACAGGTTGGACTGGGTAATCTCCAACCCTAATTCCTTTTGTTGTTCAGGCAGTGCTTCATTACACCTGTCAATGTTAACAATGTACGGCTCACCTGTCTCCGCTCTGGTGTGTATCAAAGACCACCAAAGATCCCTAGCGGACACAGTTTTAACTGCTTCCTTGGACTTAGGATCTATTAGTCTCCATGGCAAGTCCTCCTTAACTGCGTCCAAGAATGAGTCCGTTATTGTTACTGCGTTGTGTAGGTTAAGACACTTACGGTTTAAGTCTCCTCCAGTACTCTTACGCATAGCTACAAACTCTTCTATCTCAGGGTGAGATATGTCCATATACGCTGCATAAGATCCTCTTCTGGTTACGCCTTGGTTAAAGGCCAGCATCTGTGAGTCAACTATGTGCATAAATGGTATGCTACCAGTAGATTCACTGCCGTTAGAAGTAGGAACACCATTGCTTCTAACACTACTCCAACATCCACCCAAGCCTCCACCTCCACTTGCGAGCCATATGTTCTCATCGTAGTGAGCAGATAAACCAGTCCTTGAATCAGGAACATGATTAAGAAAGCATGAGATAGGTAAACCACGGCTCGTTCCTGCGTTGCTAAGGATAGGAGTGCTATAACTGAACCAATGCGAACTTGAGTAGTTATAAAGTCGCTGTGCAAGATCGTAGTCAACAACTCCTTGATAAGTTGCACAGTATACAGAAGCCCTAGCCAAAGCCTGTTGAGCATGTGTTTCATCCTTCCAAAAATATCTGTCCTTTAGTGTGTCCAAGGAGAAATCACTTAAATTTTCCTCCTTAGAGTAGTCTATTTGAATACCAAGGTAGTCCTCAATCATCCTCTTCATTCTCCTGCTGTTCTAAGTCCTTAATCATTTCCTTTAAGTACCACTTGGCTTTTTTCAAGTCCTGTAGTCCATCTTTGTACTTAAACCTGTGCATGTACTTCAGGACTGCTCCGTAACAGTAAGCTTGAAACTCATGCCCTAGCTGCTGCTTAATGTACGATATAGCTTCTATGTCCCCATTGTTATAATGGATAGGTTTATGTACTGGATCAAAGTTTTTAGTTGATGTACTTGCCATGTTAATAATTTCTGCGTATTTCTCGCCTAACTTTTCCCCTATCCTGTTTTTATTAATTCTGTCCCATTCCTGTGGTGTTGCGTCGTCAATGCTGCTCATCTACATAAGTCTCCTCTGTTGTTTCTTCCTTCAGGTCTTCCTCAAATCCGTCCAACCTGTTAATTAGTTTGTCCTCAAAGCGATCTAAAAGTTCTTCACTGGTTACTGCCAAAGCTTCCACCAAGTCGTCCACTTCATACCGCTCAAGTAGTTTCTCCTTAATTTCATTCATCGTCAGTGACATAATCCATTAACTCATCTTTTTGTTGTACTGTAAAGTATTTAAACCCTTCCTTGTCGCACCATTGAGACATAGTTATTTTAGCACCTTTCCGTACTTTTTTAAAGGGGTCCGACAAAACAAATATTAATTCGTCGTCGCAACAGTCCCTAACTGATTTGTACTTTAGTGTGTCCCCTTGTCTAAAATAACCTTTGCACTCAATCATCTTACCAGTTGGCTTGTGTACGAAGTCAGGCTTATAAGTTCTTTTGGTTATGTACGGAACGTCATAAGGTTCGTAAACAAAATCCTTCTTTGGATAAAGAGTGGCAAACGTCTTTTCAAGTCCGGATCTAAACATCTCTTTAAACGGTCCTTTTTTCTTTGATCTCAGATACTTTCGGTTCATTTTTTACCTCTATTAAAAAACGTGGACCTGTAGAGTAAGCGAATACTCGCAAGTCCGGATAGCATGATCTTTTGAACTGACAGTAAGAGCAGCCTACGGCGAGTTTCAGGTTCCCACTCTTTCCATCTGGCAATGGCTCGTAACAGGGTAAAGGCCGCTCTTCTACCCCTACCATCTTTTTTACGTGCCGTATCCTCTCAGCTATGTCTTCCTTCAGGACTTCATAAACAGGAGCCTGAGTGTCCTCCAAGTCGTACTGTAGGAAAGTCAAGTGTCCGTTCTGTTTGTCCATGGCAAGCCAACCAAACTTGGTTTCATTCTCAGAGTAGGCGTATGCCTTTATCTGGTCTATGTAACCAAAGGGATCGTCAAAGGCCAGTGATCCGTCCTTGAACTTCTTAAAACCGTAGGAGCTAGTTGACTTAACGTCAGTTACTATTCCGTCAATCCTACAGTCCATGTGACCCTTGATACCTTCAACCTCACATTCCTTTTGTTCGTCGGTGACTGTATGTCCTGCCATCCTAGTCAGGAACAACAGCATCTCCTCTATTAAGTGACCGTACAGAAACTTAACCAGCGTATGCGGTTCTATAGCTTCCTTGGCTACTCCCCGGAAATGATTCCATAAGTATCTGTCTTCCCTACCTACGTTGGACAAGCGTAGTTTTCTAGCGTCAAAACCTCTGTTTACGAACTCTTTACGCATTAAGTCCTTCATGGCTTCACCAAAGCGTTCTATCTCCTCTTCAGCGTCCACTTCACTGTCAACACGTTTAGTCTTAACTAATTTATAGATGTCCTGTACTAATGTACTAATGTGTTTCATGTTTTATGCTCTACAAAACGTAATTTTCTGTTTTCAGGATTAAAACTCAGTATTTGCACTCCAAGTTGTTTCTGTAATGGAGAACGATAACCTGTGTTCCATCGTTTTTTAGAATTGGGCCACCTATGGTCTTTACCTCCAGTTTTTACGTCAATAAGAACAATGTTTCCATTTTCACGATTAAAGGAAATCATATCCACAGGTCCAGTACACCCTGAGTTTTTAAATACATCGAATCCTTGATCCCACAACCAAGTTATAGCGTAATGTTCTGCTATGTCTCCAGTTCTGTTTAGATCTTTATTTTTAGTGGGTTTCATACCAGTTATCTCCTATCTTGTATTCACCTGCTAAGGGACAGTTTAATTTAAAGTGATTACCAGCAGCCTCAATACAGCTAACCGCCAGCCTACCAAACTTCTCAGCTTGATCCGTCTTCACCTCCGTCTGTACTTCGTCATGGATGTTACCTACGAACCTGTAATCCAGTTTCCACTGTTTAGCGTAGTCGTCCAATAGTAGTAAAGCCTGTTTCATAACTATGGCCCCAGCACTTTGCAATAAGGTATTTAATGCGCTGTGCTGTGACCTAACGTGTACCAACCTACCGTCCAAGCCAGTTACCATTTGTGGTCCATAAGAGATTTTGCTTTGTATTCTTTCTCTAAGTACTCCAAATGAGCGGAGATTGCTGCTAAAACGCTCTCTAAGGCTTTTACCTGCCCTTTGGTTGCCCCCAACCACTGATCCAAGCTTCGCATCTCCTGCCCCGTATAGAAGGGCATAGATAAAAGTTTTTGCTGTATCCCGTGATTCAAGTCCTGCAAGTCTCTGGTTTGTTGAATGTATGTCTCCGTTGACCACTTCATTTATGTATTCCTTGTCATTCATGTAGTGAGCCAACATGCGTAACTCAAGACCACTCGCATCAAAACCCACCAGTTTGTAGCCTTCACGGACGGACCAGCACTCCCTGCAATCCTTACCGTAAGGACTGTAGGACGCAGGTACTTGAGCTAGGTTAGGGCTGTTATGAGTCATACGTCCCGTTACCGCTCCATTACTGTTAACCTTACCGTGAACCCTGCCTGTAGTTGGTGAGACTGCATCAATCCAGCTTTGAACCTGTGCAGTACGTTTCTGTACCATCAGGTACTCAGCAATTAATTTAGCCTCCGGTATGTCGTTTATCTTTGACAGAGTTCCTTCGTCAACTATCGGTTGACCAGTTTCAGTAAAGCTACAGGGCTTCCACCCAAAGTACTGTAAGTACCTGCCTATCTGTTGTCTGGACCCTAAGTTAAACGGAGGAAACTCTATCCTGCTGAACGGTCCCTCAACAGAGTCCCAAGAATCTCCTAGGAATTTAAGACCTACTATTGAAAGAGAACCGTCCTTTTTAATCTTTGGTTGCACCTCCTTAACAAATACTGGTAACGGTAAAAAAGTCTTTTGAACTTTATCTTCAAGGCCAAGTTTTTTCTCCTTTAGTTCCGCAAGCAGCATGTAGGCTTTCTCTTCGTCCAACATCCAGCCATTGCGTACCTGCTCTTGTATAATAAATTGAACTTTGTGTTCTAAGTCTATGGATTCCTGAGAAAACTCAGACAGTTCGTCAATCAACTTAAAATAAGTTTTTTCAGTGACCGCTACGTCCTGTATGCAATATTCCACCATCTCCTGTGAACACTGTGACCAATCATTGTAGTCTCCTTTTGGAAAGCCTAGTCTCTCACCCCATGAACGTAAAGAATGACCACCTTCTCTCTGAGGATTAGCTAACCTAGACAACACTAAAGTGTCTATGACCTTCTCAGGAGCTACAGAAACGTCCCATAGCGATTCTAAGACAGGGAGGTCATATCCTATTAGGTTTTGTCCTACAACCTTATCTGAGCCTTGTAGGAGGTCTAATAAGGTGTCCGGAGTATAATGAACTTTATAATCTCCGTCATGGTTAGTAGCCACCATCCAGATTTTAGTTGGATTTAATCCGTCTGTTTCTATGTCCAAGAAAATCAAAACTGAGTCTCCATGTCGTTATTGGAAGGAGGACCAACTTCCGACATTCGGCCTGTAAACCTGTCGTACTTTAGATAACAGGCAGCACCAGTTAGACCTGCATAACGATTCTTCAGGATTCTTACCGTAGTGGTATTCCTGTTTTCTTCGTCTTCGTCCTGTTGGTTACGCTCTAGGCCGATCACCATGTCGGAAAGTTGGGCTATAGCCTGAGATCCCCGAAGTTCACTCAAACTAATTCTTCCTCCGTCCTCATGTGGTTTGCCTTGTGTTCTCTTTAAGTGAGAAACTAAAAACAAACCCACACCTAACTCCTGAACCAGTGTTCTAAGTTTAGTCATAATCGCGTCAATGGCTCTGCGCTCATCGTCCGACTCCTG